CACCCAGGACGCTTCACCTGTTACCAACCAATAGCCAGCAGGTAGGGTTAGTACCCCACTGGCATTGGTTGGCGGGTCGCTAACAGCGACAATTACCTCCTCGCTGATATCTAGAATAGCGCTAGCTGATAGTGCGGCAGTACTTGTAGCCAAGTTCCACTGGGAATAGTTGCGGTTAGCAGCACTAGTTCCAGTGGAAGTTTGTTTCTCGAACAAGGACACAACATACTCAAACTCCAAGTAACCGTGATCACTTGCGTCGCCACACCCCTCGGCGCTTACCCAGACTCGACCGAAGTCATAAGTCTTAAGGTCAGCACCGGCGAGTGGGCCAGAGCGGATGTACTTGACGGTCCCATCCGTAGGGACCGGCATTTCAAAGATACGCCACGGAGCACCATCAACATAGACGGTCGACTGTGTTTGCACAACAGCCGTTGAAGGGCCATCATCAAGTGTATCATAATCGAACGAAATGATGATGTTACCGTCGGAATCGGTACCCTTCAAATTCTTGAACCGCACAAGAAAGGAATCTATTCGATACCTTTCATAGTGTTGGGCAACGCCACTAAGCCAAGGGAAGCTATCACTCAGCCCCGGATTAATGGCATAATTACCCACACTCGCAAACGCAACGGAACCCGAGACAGTTGCGACACGTTCACATTCACGGTGTGTCACCACCCGTTTCTCGCGGGCGGATCTTGCGCTGCGGTTCATAGCAGCAGGGGCGCTAATTAGCCCCGATTGGGTTTTGGCAGACTTTCGGCGGCCTGCGCGTTGACGCCTCGATGCTCGCGGCTGAGCACCGACATAGTTGTTGTTAGATTTTCTCATCTGTAGGGGATACCGCGATGATACGAGACTGTTCATCTGAGGTTCCAATGGATCACTCCATTGGCATCCGTGCAGTCGTTTGGCACTACCCACATTACATGGTTGGCTTGGAAAATTTCGCATAACCTTCTGGTTCAGACGATTAAGTCTGTTTTGCCCAGCAATAGGTTAAGCTCCCGCAGTGTATTAAGCTGCAACCAATTTGGATGGAATTCTCAATCCGCCTCAGACCCCCTAGGGAACATAAATACTAGTTTATGGTCTATGCAGACCTTCAGCAACCACAAAGCTGCTGAACACATGGAATGTGGGTGAAAAGTTTTACCGGTGCATTCCTCTCCGCACCGTCCCATCCAATCGGCGCACTCTCATAAAAAGATTCAAGTGCCACCTGCTCATCTGGAGTGATATCAAAAGCCTTCCAGAAACTAAAGCGTGTCTCAGGTGTGGGTTCACTGCATTTCCTGTCCATTCCCAAAGAGAGAAAGAACATTCCGGGCAGATCATTACCCCAGTCGGGTTTCCGACCTTCTTCTGAGGCACGGGATAGCATCTGGTAGAACTTCCAGAAGACAGGCATATCGCCGGCCAAGGCTGCGCCGCACTCACCAATGGCAGTGCAGGCCGATTCCCACTGCTTACGCGCGTGGATAGACCCCATATTCAACTTAATGTTTACAAGGTCCTTGGACAGAGTAGATTTTGGTACTCTCACCATCCGATATTCGGTTCCATCAAACACTGGCCGCGCTTGACAGAAATCCACCCTCTCAAGACAAGATACGCTAGGTTCCCTTTCCATCACGTACCCCATCTCCCGAAACCATGGTACAAGGGTTGCTAATCTATGCTCATCTCTTGCTTCGACCATCAAGATACAGTCGTCGCCATCATTAACGAATTCATATTTCACACCCAATGTCCGCATGTAGGTCCACATCAACCCACACATGATTAAAACATTACCAAGTGCGGTGTTCATGTCCCCTGACATACGGCTCCCCACGGTTCGGTAGAAGATGTCACCGTCCTGACAACGGCCGAAACCCCGATTGTTTATTTGCCAACTCAAAAGCTTGGCGAGAACGGGATCATTCTTGTAAATGTTCAGGTAAACAGAATGTTCCCACCTCAGCGCTTGCTTCGATGTATGTTGGTCAAATCTCTTGGCATCTAAGCCAATCGCAACCGGGTGCTGAAACTTCGACCATTTCGATGATATCAACCTCCCACGTTGTTGCGCGTTTAAGCCTTTCACAACAACGGGTCCGCCGAACACCTCTCCTATGCATTTGTACAACTCATGCTCTATAGGCTTTAAATACACACCAAGTTCGACGTTGTACCTGGGATTCCTCGGTTGAATAACACGAGGAGCTGGATCCGGTTTAGCGGAGAAATTAATTTTCTCCGCCTTTACGAAGGTGCTAAGGTAAGAGTCTTTCCTCTGGATTGGACGATCCATCAAACTCTCCACAGCACGAGTATACACCCCAAGCTTGCGACCCCGGTAATATTGAAGAAACTGAGTCTTCTCAATCGGGGTGGTCGAGGGCATGGATCTGC